AGCACACCATGACCGCGTCCGCTAGGGAAGTATCCCCATTCGCTGATAAAGAAGCGACAGAATGGAGGGTTTTGAACCCCTTTTTGTCTAGAGAGCACTTGATGGCGTTTTTAGCGATAAGTGGTTCTAGTTTGTTTTTATAAACGTCTTGGATCTTCTTAATAACACTGATCGGAGGCGTTGAGGGATGACTGTCACAAAATTCTTGTGTGTACTTTACGAAAGCTTCTGCTAGAATAGTAGCTGTGGTTGTTCCATCACCTGCTTCTTGCGCGGTACGAACGCTAGCATCTCTAGCGGCTTCAAGGATGTTTTGTTCTACGGAACCTTCAAACCCAAGAGAACGAAAGACAGTTACCCCATCCTTGGTAACAATTGGTGGCAAATCAGGCTCCTGTCGTTCGATTAGGACAGGGTGCCCGCCAGGGCCTAATGTCCCTCCAACGATCTTGGAGATTTTAGACATAGTTTCCAGAATAGTAGCAGAGAGTTCTGGAGAACGTGGGACTACTTTTTTAGATGCTGAGTGCGCTTTTTGAACTTGCATAGATAGGAAGTATACAGGGAATGGTGGTCTGTGTCAAGTAGTTTAGTTAGAATTATTAACCATTATTAGTATTCTAATACTTTATTAGTATATCTATATTCTTCAATATTCTGTAAGCTACATTACCAAAACCGAAAACTGGTTACATTAGAAACAATTAAAATGTCGTCTAAGTATGCAGAATCATTATGTTTACAAAAGTGCCAAATTGTCACTTCTTCAGGAAGTACATGAAATCATTCATCTTTTCAAGAAAGTAGCCAAATTGTCACAGGCATTAGTAGGTTCTTATCTTCTTATCTTAGATCCCTGATCCATGTATGTGACAATTTGGCTACATGACAATTTGGCTACGCTTAATAATTTCATAAATAATAGCGTGTCAAATTGTCACATTTTGAATTGACAATCACTCTCAAAGCCTGTATAAGTCTAGCATGTGTTTCGACACTGACTTAAACAAAAAACATATTTTTTATACGATAGACCTTCTAAAGTCTCTCCAAGCAAAGGGGTTTACTCCCTCGGATCTTCTAATAACTTTCACTTTCCTTGGGTTACTTGATAAAGCAAATTGTTTACTGCTTACAGAAAAAGAAATGTCAGAGCTACTCGGATTAAGCCTGAGAACGATTATTAGAACAATGACTAAACTTAAAAACTTCGGAGTAGTTAAAAACGGATACAGGTATGATTTTACTAACTTTATAGTAAAGCACAACTTAAAAGAACAACTTAAAAGAACAACTTAAAAGAACACTTGACTTCCCTACAGGAAGGTGGTAGTATAACATGATGGACCTAGCAGTAGATATAGAAGAACTTGTGGACGCTTACCCAAAGAAGAGGGATAAGACATTTAAGGCTGTTGAGGTTTTAGCACTTAAAGATCTTATCAAGTCCGAAGAAGACTTGCAACTGGTAAAGAATGCTATTGAAATTAAGCTAGAGGATTGTGCCACTTCTAGGTTGCCTAAGTTGGCTCTTCTAGTCATGGACTGCTTAAAGACTCCAGTGGTTCACAAACCTAAACCCACAGTTACGGAAAATGCGGAGCCAGCTACTTCTCTTTATCAAACCGAAGATAATAGTAAAGAATTAGAAAAGGTTTTCTTCCAGGTTTGGGGATCTTGGCCTCGAAACCCAGATTACGTAGAACGTCGCCAGCCTGCATTAGCGGCGTTCTTGTCGTCTGCTAAGGTGTTTCCCCTAGAGGCCCTCCAAAAGGCCTGCAAATCGTATTCTGATTCGTTTGGCGACGGTTCTAACACGACTACCTACGCCAAGACCTTGAAAAACTTCCTTTTGGATAAAGAACTGGTTGAGCACTGGATTGAACTTTCTTCTAAAAAGAACACCAACCAAGAAGACAAGGCGTTCTTTGAGATAGCCTATGCCTGGTTTCCTAGGTTTACTAATAAAGAATCAGCTAAGACTAAGGATGCTTCATGGGTTCACTACTGGCGTAAGGTTTTGCCAGAAGAACGGCTAGAGTTTTTAGCGGCGTGTAGGTGCTACCGCCAGAAGCGCCGATCTGCATGGCGTGAGGAGGGCAAGGAAGTCACTATGGACGATATTGCTAAGTACACAAAGTCCTTTGTGACGTTTGTCAGTGAGTGGAAGGATGCTATCAAGGGCGACCTTTTTACTATGTCCGACTTGGTAGGGGCGAAGCATGATATGACATGCGATTTCCTGATCAATTGCTTGAAGGAATCAGGCCTAGATGTCGTAAATATTTGGGGAAGTACAGAGGGACTACCGTTCTTTACTTATATGGCCATGAGGCATTGCTATAATATGGGGATGACCATCAAGGAAGCTCTTTTATATATGCTTAGGCAGGCACCGAAGGTGGTAGGGGATAAGCTAAATACTACGGATTATATTAACAAAATGGAAGACGTGGCACTAGCGAAGCGGCAGATGGAGGGGTATGACGCGGAGGCGTTAGCTGCACTTGTGTATCAAAAAATATTAGACGCGAAGCTGCTGGAAAAGCCTCATGCGGTGGTGGTGGAATAATTGACAACTGCAGTCCTAGAAACCCCAACCAAGCTACGTCTACCTGAGGAAGTAGCTGATAGGGTACGTGAGGAACTTAATTATGAAGACAGATCTATAACGTATGAGTGGTTAAAATACTTTAAGATCCAAAAGATGGATAATGAGTGGCTACTTAATACTTCTCCAAAGAAAGGTAATCGCCACTGGTATTTTAATAAAGCCACTAGAGAGTCATTAGACTCAAAGGTGGCGGAACTAAATCAGAATAGGTTCAAGTCACTGCTATTCAAGGACCAAAGGGGGTACTGGACTTATTCGGGGTTTGTTACTAAGTTTTTTGGCAAGGACGCAGTTATTAAGCGTGAGTATGAGATACCTGAATGGGGCCTGGTGCCATGGGCACAGAAGCCAGAGCATAAACCTAGGTGGTATCAAAGTCAATCAGTAGCCTTACTGGCCCCTGAAGACCTGTCTAGGTCACATGGGGCTGTATCTCTGGCGACTGGTGCTGGGAAAAGTCACGTTTTAGCTTTGTTAATAAAGAGAATCGGGCTCTCAACTGTTGTAATAACTCCAAATCTCTCTATAGCGGGCCAGTTATTAATAAGTTTTACTAAGCTATTTGGTAAGGGTAAGGTTGGACAGTATTTTGGTGGGAAGAAGAATCCCGACAAGTTTATAGTAGTAGCAGTAGCCGCTTCGCTGTCTAGGGTAAAGGAAGGTAGTGAGGACTGGGATATTTTAAGCAAAAAGAAGGTAGTTTTGGGGGATGAGTGCCACCTAACACCACCCAATCAACTTAAGGGAGTTATCTTTGGGTTGCTTGCGAATATTCCTTATCGCTACTGGGTATCTGGAACTGTTTTTAGGAATGACGGTCTAGAGTTAGCGCTAGACGGAATTGTTGGAGATCTGGTATTAGAAGTATCAGTTGATCAGTGCGTAAAAGAGGGGCATTTAAGTGCCCTCAGGTTTTATCAGTATAAAATAACATCTAATAATAAGAGCAAAGAATCAGATTCTATTAAGGCTACTAGGATCTACCTGCACAGAAACCCTAACGTGTATAAGCATGCAGCTAAGTTAATAAACGCGGCTGTTAAAAAGGGGCGAAGAGTATTGGTGCAGATAGATAGCTTGGATCAGTTTAGGTACCTTCTAGACAGTGGGCTTGCAGTAGAGGCTAGGTTTGCCCATGGAGGAGTTACTGCCGAGAATAAAGACAAGGTTCCAGAGGCTTACTGGAAGAGTGACCCTAACAAGCTGGTACTTGAATTTGACAATGGAGACTACCCTGTTCTAGTGGCTACCTCAGTTCTGGGGACCGGGAGTGACATCAAAAGCTGCAGCTTGATTGTAAACCTTATTGGTCTAACGTCCGAGATTGAGATTAGTCAGAATGCTGGTAGAGGCACTCGACTGTTCCCTGGTAAGACTGATTGTGTTTATGTGGATTACGATGTCTTCAATATAGAAATTCTCCATAAACACAGCCTAAAGCGTAGGAAGATTTTTAATAGTATATATGGAAATTGTGAAATTTTGGAGGCAATTGTTTAGTGGGAAAGCGTTGTCCAAAATGTGATGAGTCTAAGAGCGAGGAGGAGTTTTATAGAGACAAGAACAGGCCAGACGGAAGACAAGTATATTGTAAGATGTGTATGGCCGTTTTTAGAAAGGGAAGTAGCGATAAAAATAAGTGTGGAGTAGAGAAAATCCCAGAGACTAAAAGATGTGGAAAGTGTCTTTTAGTAAAAAGCAGTTCGGAATTTAGCATTTCCCGCAGAGAAAAAGACGGCCTTGATGGTCGGTGCAGGGTTTGTAACAGTGCTTCTACTAAAAAGAGGCGGTCTAATAATGTAGAAAGAGTTACGGTAGAGATTCCTCGTGTAAAATTTTGTTTTGAGTGTAAAAAAGAAAAAGAAAGCAGATTCTTTGCCAGAAACAAAAGGGAGACTTCAGGATTAGATAATTGTTGTAGGGAGTGTACGAAGAAATGGAGGCTTTCTTTTCGATACGGAGTAACGGAAGAGTGGTATCTTAAAAAACTAAAAGAACAGAACGGTATGTGTGCTGTTTGTGGGAAGAATGAGGCCGACATGAGGTATAAAAGGTTATGTGTAGATCATTCCCATATCTCTTTAAAAGTAAGAGGTCTACTTTGTAACTGGTGCAACTTTGGTATTGCAGCTTTTTACGATAATATCCAATTGTTGAGAAATGCTAGTAGATACATTTCGGAGCACAAAGGAAACATAAAAGATCACGATTGTAGGTCTAATAATTTTATGATGTCAAAAAGATTAAACAGTAGACAGGCCCGCTGGGTTTATATGAATAGTGGGTATGCTTGTTGTATTTGCTGTTGTGATAAAAAACTAGAATTAGACCATTGTCACTATAATGGAGAAACGAGAGGAGTTCTGTGCGGTCTATGTAATCGAGGGCTTGGTCAGTTTAAAGAGTCGGAGGTTATTATAGAAAAAGCGATAGAGTATTTGGCGATGTACAACCCTGACGTGAGTACGTTGGGTCTGATTAACCCGCCAGCTAAGGACGAGGATTTTGAAAAATATCTTGAAGATGAGTATTTTTTAGCATTTGATTTGTGTGTATAACAGTTTGGTTTAAATGAAAGAGGCAAAATGAAAATTGTTCAACCTAGTGTTACATTATTAACTCACACCCCAGAACCTGAGCGTCTTATCGAAAAGATGGGGCGCATCTGCTACCAGTCCAGCCACAAGGTTAAGATGTGTGGGCAATGTGCAGGGCACCCTAGAACGAAGATCGGTGGATTCATTACTTATTGTCAGTCTTGCAATGGTACAGGTACAGACAAGGAGTCAGCTATTAAATTTATTGAGATGATTAAAACTAACCAGCATGAGTCAGTGCTGGAACATCCTTCTGCCAGCTTTTCTGTTGTATGTGATAGAGGCGTAAGCCATGAGCTAGTAAGGCACCGTATTGCTAGTTTTAGTCAGGAATCGACACGCTATGTAAACTATGAAAAAGACCAATTTGGCAAGGAGATTTCCGTAATTGAGCCACCAGGACTGAGTATACACGAACGCTCTCACTGGTTGAAGGGGTGTCAGTGGGCAGAAGACTCTTATTTTGGGATGTTGTCTACTGGATCTTCCCCCCAAATTGCCCGGTCGGTATTGCCTAATAGCTTAAAAACCCAGATCGGTGTCAGTTGTAACTTCAGGGAATTTCGTCACTTCCTAAAGCTGCGAACGAGCCCTAAGGCTCATCCACAAATGAGAGAAATTGCTGAAATGATTCGAGCGGAGCTACTAAAAATCTCAGAAGTCTGTTTTAACGATATTCCTTAGTAATAGTTATTGACACGCTCCGCTATGTGTGCTACTATACATATCACAGGAGTACTATGATTTTAGAAGGCAATGATCCTCGCCACTTCCAATTTTTCGCAGAGCAGGTCCGTTCGTCGATAGCAACGTATGGATCTATGAACAAGAAGCAGCTGCTAGAACAGCAGCGAGCGCAGGTGAATGGCCTCTCCCAGCTTGAGCTAGACTTCATAGAGGCCTTAAAGCTCTGTGGCATAGCTAAGGAGGCCTTTAATTGCTTTTATGATTATATTATTAATGAAAGACGCAATTTATTAGCTGCTAGACCCTTTTTCAGAGAGCGGAGCGACAAATTTGCAGAAGGGTTAATGGGTTCTATCAAGAACCGGGACTATACCATAACCTCCAAGTATCACCTTAACTTTCATTTTTGTGATCTAGTAGTGAAACGGCTGGATTTTAGTAAAGATAAGGAAGTTCTGGTTATCTATAAGAAAATCAAGCAGTTACGGCAGGATCTGGTTCTTATGAACCTTCCTTTGATTATTAGTCGTGCCAGGATGTTTTATAGCCGCACGCCCAAGTCTCACCTTAGCTTTATGGATCTGGTTCAGATTGGTGTAGGTGGTTTAATTTCTGCTATTGACAAGTACTGTGGTACCTATGCTAGAGTCTGGCGTGCTGTAGTTATAGGCCGATGCGCGGGCGATCAAATTAGAGTTTACAGTTCTACGGTATTGCATTTTTACCCAGACGACCGAAGACGCCTTTACCGTGCTAATAAATATCTTGCCAGGCGTTCTCCTGATGAGATTTGTGAAGAAGACTTGTTGAAAGCCGTAAATGATTCTTGCAAACACCCTACGGATGGTAATACACTAAGGAATCTGATTCAGGCAGCGGGTATTGTTTCTGTGGATGTCAGGGCACCTGTTGATGATGAAAAAGAGGGTAATGAAAACGTAGTAAGGATGGCTGCTCCTGAAAGTAGCCGTCCAGATGTACAGTTTGAGGAGAATGAGGGTACTGAGTTAATGTTTAAGTGTATTGCAATGTTGCCAATAATTGACCAGAAAATTTTACGATTAAAAGGTGTAGAAAAGGAGATGCGAGCATGATTCAAGTTGAGAGCATTCACGAGAAGTTTGGCAGGGAACTTATAAATAAGTGGTACGAGGTGTTTGGCCGAATGACAGGAGATCCGGTAACGAAGAATGGAGATCGTGACGCCAGCCCTATGGAGGCCGTTTCTTTGTCAGTGGCGGCTAAAACTTTGCTCTATGGTGTTCACGGTGAATACAATGAGCTTGTTGACGAGGTAAAGGAGCTTAAAGATGAAAATACACACCTGAAAGCTGTTACACAGGCTAGTATTTTAACTGCAGCGGAAAATCTCAATCTACAGACTGTGGTAGAGAATCTTAATAAAGAACTCCTCCGCGTCAAACTTCAGCGAGATCTTGCTGTAAAGGAGCTAGAGGCTCAAAAGGAGCGTTCAAAAAATATCTGGGAAGATCAGGTCGTGGCTCTTGGTACTTTCTTGTATGGTTATCCTTCGTGTCCGAATAAGGTCGAAAGGATCTGCGATAAGGCTGTGCGAGTTATTAAAGATCTCCAAGCGCAAGTAGACGGCTTCGCTCCCATCAGGAAGACCTATAACGATAACGGTGACGCTCTTCTAAAGCTCGGTGCTTTTCTTATTAACTATCCGTCAAACGACAACGAAACCACCACTCAAAAGGCTGCAAGGATTGTTAAGGAAGCAGAGTGTTTTTGTTCTAAACTAGAAATTGCCAATAATGGCCTTCGTAATGTAAACGAAGATCTTCTACAGGGTGTCTATGGGCCTAATGCGGAGCAGCTAAAGAAGGAGGTGGAAGAATTAAAGAAGCACTGCCATCCTGTTCTAAAGCTCCTTACCGTAACAGAAATTGCCGATGTTATATATCCATGGATCCTGGGAAACGAAGATGTTGAGACGGCGATGAGAAAATTGATGAAGGCCCAGTTGCAAAAGGACCAAAGGGCAACTGGAGGTTAGCATGAAGTGTATCCTACAAGCCTACATGTCGGTAGACGGCCTTAAGGCCATCACCACGCAATCTAACGGCTCAGAGCCGAATGTACTTGACAGAGTCTCTTTACATGATAATATAGGCTGCGTAGTGCAGCTAGATGCGGGTATTGTCTATCAAGCGTTAGCTAAGCTGGCTGCAGCAAGAAATATCACATTTACTGAGTATCTGTGCAAGTTTCAACACACCTTGGAAAAATAATGAAAAGTATCAACAATCAAATCATCTGTACCCCGTTCAAGAAAGCACATAATGAGCCTATCCAGAAGGGTAAGGTTCTTATGAACAAGACAGGATCCTCTCTAGAGGCTCTTATCGTGCTAGTAGATGCTCATGTGGTTAATGGAGACTACGAAGCCGACATTAAGAAGGGCCAGAAGGTGTACGTAAGGGCTGACAGGTATGCTTCTAGCTGGGGGAAGGATAAGGTAACGTGTGCAGATGTTTCTCTTCAGAAGAAGGATGATAAGGGCGAGCTAGTGTGGACCCTTGATGGGGAAATTAAGGTTCCCGTTATGGAACAGGTTGAATTCATCGTTGTCCCCTTTAGCGAAGTTTTAATGGTGGATTAGTGACTAGGTCTATTCTGGTAGGTGATATGCACGTTGTCCAGCAGGAGTTGCAGGACTGCCTTGCATTAAAAGAACTTATTATTAAGACACTGGTGGACTATAACGCCACTAGTGTCATCTTTACGGGAGATTTGTTTAATAATAACTCAATTTTAAATACGCCTACAGTTGAGTATTGGCACGATTTTTTAACCTTACTAGCCAATCAAAGGGTATTTGTCTATATCCCAATCGGCAACCATGACTTCTTTTCGGCATATATTATGCACCCCCACGCCCTGCTTAATTTTAAGGATGGGTATAACGGGTTTGTTCATATTGTTGATGAGCCAACGGTTGAGTTTTGTAATATAGCCTTTGCCCCCTACTATCCAGACCCTGCCAAATTCTTAGAAGACACAACACGTCTAAAAAACAAGTATCCCCACCTAAAAACCTTAATTTGTCATCAGACGTTTGATGGGGCGCAGTTTAGCGAAGGCTTCTATGCCAAGGATGCTGTTAATCCTGTAGCTGTACCGTTTGAAAACGTGATATCAGGACACATACACACGACCCATTCGTTCGGAAACGTCTGGTATTGTGGAAGTCCAAGGCATCGAACGCTGTCTGATGCAAATCAGGACCGTTTTATCTATGTAGTTGATTTTGAGCCAGACGGCTCCTATAAGGTGGTTGAAAAGATCTCTACCTTCCCTACCTGCAAGAAAATAGTCAAGTTTGTTGACCAAGAAGGCATCCCTACTGATTTTACTAATATCCCAGCTAATGCCGACGTAAGGGTTGATATTTATGGTAGCGCTGACTATATTAGCAAGAAGATGGTTGAGTATAAGGCCTCTATGGGGGCTAGGTGTCGCTCTTTTCCAACCAAGACTAAGAATGCCAAACTTTCAGAAGCAGATGGAATCGTGGCTTCTTTTAATAAGTTCTCAGACAGTTTCATCCCTCCTAAAGGGACGGACTTGAAGGTATTAGTAAAAGAAGCAGGAGAGAGACTTGGAAAAGAACAGTAGAATCAAGGTAACTATTATTCCCATTTATGGTCAGATATTTGTTGATTGGTGGGAGCCAGACAATGAACCAAGAATATTTATCTATGAAAACGGGGAAGTCCCTACTTACTCTCTTCCAGAGAGTAAAATTTTTGAAACAGCCGCAATGGAAGCGGTAGGTAAACTTATCGATTCTAATAAGGTTCCTGTTTCAGATCTTTATTATTCTGTAGTAGTTGTGTATGATGGGGAGTGTCTTTTTTGCGGTAGGCTACAGTACACAGAACACGTATGTAAAGACGGTGGAACTTCTGGGGGGACGTTTAATATAAATTGGCTAGAATAGTGGATTAATGACAAAGCCTACTAAACAAATCTCCACCGAAACGCAGCTTATAGGGCTCAGAGCTCTATTTGAGCAGTTTGGGGTGCTACATGAGCTACAGGTATTACAGCTAAAATACTGGCCATACTCCATAGATCCCAACCTGACATCTTCTGAGGCCGAAGTTAACATGGAGGATAAGGTTGTTTCGTTTACCTGGGTAGCTGAAAAGCCGTCTAAAATCACCCCTAAGTATATCTCTAGGGTTAAAGAGCTACTAAAAATGGTTAGGTTCCTGCTGGGCGACGAGTGGGCGCTACAAATTTTGCTTAACAACGAGTCAATCTTTAGTAAAGATGACTGTTTCAGAACCCCAAAACCAACTCCAAGCCGCGCCAAGCCAAGTAATCGACGCGGTAGTAATAGACCCAAGCGACTGGCTGACAAAAAACGAAAAGCTAGCTCTCGAAAGGTTTAAGGAGAACTACAAGAAGGGTGGGGTAGAGACTCACCCCCTAGCGACATCTAAAGCTCTTCAGCTTTATTCGCTGTATATTGATGGAAACACCCTTGCTGAGATCTCTGAGATTAACCCAGAGCTAGGCCTAGGCACTATAGTCAATTCTGCCATAGAAGGCAAGTGGAATATCAAGCGTCAAGAATACCTTGATGAGCTTTATTCCAGGGCCAATGACAGAGCTATGCAAGTAGTAGCCGAAGGGGCCAATTTTATGGCGTTGCTGCTGTCTGCGGCCCACAAGAAGCATGGAACTAAGCTCAAGAAGTTCCTTCAGACCGAAGATCCCAAGGAACTAACAGATTGCATGAGCATTGATGGTCTTAGAGGGTATCGTGAAGGTGTAGAGATCCTCATGAAGCTAACTGGGCAGGACTCTATTAAAAAGGTGCAGGTATCGGGTGACATCACCCATACTGAGACACCTGCAAAGCCTGAACCAACACCTGTATCCTTGGCTACTTCTATTACTGAGCTAGCTGCTCTAAAGCGTAAGGGATAAATGCCGTTTAATTTTACGCCAGATGAGCTAAAGATCCGCACGTTGCTATTCAAGCCGTGTGATACCAGGGATGAGCTACATGACTGGGTTGAGTACTTCTTAGATCTTGACCTTCCAGGTGTCCAGGTAGATGAAGACTCTAATTCTTCCCCCCTTGATATGGTTTGGGACTGTTATACCCACCAAATCCACGGGTGTGAAGATGAGAATATTTCAAGGGTTTTATACTACTCTTCTAGAGAAGGTGGCAAGTCCCTAGCTGAGTCGGTCATTGAGGTTATGCTTCTTCTGCACGCCAGGAATAATATTTTCCACCTTGCAGCAATCAAAGAGCAGTCTATCACGGTTCAGAGGTATATTAAGAAGTTTTTAAGCCAACCAGTATTAAGACCTTTCGTAGAAGGAGATAGTAAGACCTTTACGGGTATCTATTTCTACGCACCACATAAAGATCAAGAGCTTCCTTATCTGTCTGAGGTTGAATGGAAAACCTTACCAGAACAAGAACGAGATCAGTATAGACTAGTTAATAATAACGTAGAAGTATTGGTTGCTACTGTACAGTCTTGCAATTCCAAGCACGGGATGTTGGTACTTGACGAAATTGACGTTATGCTTGGGGACGAAGCCAGGGCGGCTTATAGGCAGTCGGTTAATATCCCATCATCTTCTTTTAGCAAGGATGGTGAAGTAAGACTTCCTTTAACAGTCCTTACATCTACCAGGAAGACTTCGTTCGGTTTAGTACAGGATGAAATAAACGACTCTAAACGTACTGGGCTGGTTATTAAACACTGGAACGTTTTAGATGTAACTGAAGCGTGTCCAGCGAAGCGGCATCGGCCTGACTTGCCCCATCTGCCTATTTATAGGTCTGACGACACATTATCGGCCCTTAACGAGACGGATTATAACAACCTACCTGTAAAAGATCAGCAGAAGTTCATAAAAGACGATGGTTATCACGGCTGTTTACATAACTGCAAGCTTTTTGCTGTCTGTCGTGGAAGGTTAGCGACTAAGCAAACAAGCACCTCTAAATTCCTAAAGAAGATTCCTCACGTTCAGAACCAGTTCAGGAACAACCTGCTGGATATGGCCAAAAGTGAGCTACTTTGTTGGCGACCAGGCACTACAGGGCTAGTATACCCACGTTTTGACGAAGTCAAGCACGTTATTACACCGGCTCAAGCTTACTTTAAGATATTAGGCGAAGCCCCGGCCCAAGGGCCAAATATGACTAAAAGAGAACTGGTAGCTTTTGCTAAGACCAGGGAGCTACCTTTTGCTGGTGGAATGGACTTCGGGTACACCCACTTATTTGCTTACGTCCACGGGTTTAAGGACATGTCCAAGTTCTTTGTCACCCATGCCTTTGGCATACCTGAACTAGAGCCAGATCAGCAGCTAGAGGCCATGGAGCCGTTCCTAGCCGACAACCCAGCTATCTATCCTGACCCTGAAAACGCGCAGCTTATAAGGGTTTTTAAAACTAACCATTTTAGAATGATAAAATGGAAGAAAGTCAAGGGTTCTGTAGTAGGTGGCATTAGCTGTGTGCAGATGAAGCTTACACCTACACTAGGTTTTGAGCCAGAGCTATTGTTTGTAAGAGAAGTAGGCGAAGACCCTGGTATGGATTTGCTAATAAAATACCTTAGAGAGCATCACTGGAAACTTGACGCTGCTAATAAACCTACTGACATGATTTCAGACGATAACAAGGATATGCCTGACGCTCTAAGGTATTGTATAATGAACGTTTTCCCTTATAAGGGGAAGGTTATTGATACTAGGGCTGAAATGGTGGCTCAGCTACCGGCAGTAGACGATACGGGCGTTCAGTATCACGTAAAGACGTGGATGTCTCAAAAAATAGCGGAGCTTACTGGTGAGGAGTTTGTAGGTAAGCCTAAGGGTAGAAAAGTAGAAATATCGTCTCTAGAAGGCAAGACTTTGGTTTTTGATTATTATAGTGATGAAAACCAAGCCTCGCCTCAAGACAAAGTGGTCAGTAACGGCAAGGGCGGCGGGATAGTGTTTGATTTTTCGTAGAGATTGCTCCTAGCTACTCCTCGCGTTCGTCCGTCGTGGGTTGGTCTTTCGGATGCTTTTGCATCGCTACTCCGTGGTGGCTTTCCCGGTGTCGGTCAGGTCTTTGGGTGAGCCATGGTACTTCTACTGATTAGGTGTGGAGGCCACAATCACGACTCAAATGAGAGCTTCACCGCTGGGCCACTCTGAGTAGTTGACCCGCAAGCCTCATGCCAGAGGCAGCGCGTGCATCCAAGCGTCTTGGGGTGAGAATACGAGATCTTCGGAAGGCCACCAAGCTGACCCAAGAGGGGCTGGCAGCCAAGGCCGGGATCGACAGCAAGTACGTTCAGGATATTGAACGAGGGGAAGCGAATCCCACGCTAGCCATGCTCGTAGCCATCGCCATGGCCCTGGACCTTACCTTGGCAGAGCTTCTGGGAGGCGTGTAGTACGAGCCAATCTTTAAGGTATGGAATCTCCTACAAGCTTGCCAACCTTGTCGTCTCGGCCAGATAATCCAGTCGAGGTGAAACCCCATGACCGAACAAGGCAAGAAATCGACGAATCAAACCCAGGATCCTCGCCCCGAACCAAAGAAGATCCTGACTCCGCCGGCAGGGGTACGGTATGCCAAGGACGAACAGGACCCGGAAATAGGATCGCCACTCTCAAAGCGGGAGAAATAAACCAGCGGCTCACCCTTCGGTCGCCCCTTCTTGTTCAAGAGTTATATCGAACTGCTCAGAAGCAGCTCGCCGAAGAAGGCACCCGACACCAGAACTTGATGACCAAGGCCTCTACCCTGCTGGGCGCCATTGGAGCAACCATAGGTCTAGTGCTTGCCTTCGCCATCCCCGCCTTTTCCAAGCTAGCATTGAGCGGTTGGGCTTTGTCTACTTCGGCCGTGTTGCTCACGATTGCGCTACTATCGGCTGGAATGGCTGCATACTATGCCATCACGGCTCTAGTGATCAGACTCGACCACGAAGCAGTTGACGAGCAATGGGTGCTGAACAAGGCCCTGCTCCCCGAATGTGACGGCGAACCGGACGATACTGTCGGATTGACGATATATCTCCGTTCAATAACTGGCCACCTCTGGCAGATCTTTCAGAATGAGTTTGCAATCGATGAACAGATTGCCGCGTACGTTAGGAATAGTCAGATCTTCTATATGGCCTTCTTGACTACCGTTCTTGTCCTTGGAGCACTACTGGCTTTTCAAACCCTCCTTCCTCTGTAGGCGCCCCACCGCCATGGAGCTGGGGAATACCGTGACGTGAACGCGGCGAAGAACATTCTTAGGATCGTGCTGAGTACTCAGCCTCCTGTTGAGGAAAGCCGGGTGGCGTGTAGAAAGATTAGGACAATCTTAAACAAACAAACCGGATAAGGACGAAATGCCAACACTTTCACAGTTTATTAAAATAGTTGCGTTTGATGACACAAATCAGACCAACAAGCCTAAACTTCAAGCCGTCAACTGGGACAGAGACACCCTCCAAGGGATTCCCGTTGAAGCTCCTTCTAATAATGAGTACACCATTCCTGCTTTACAGACTAGGTGTATCTTTGACGGCACCAGAACTCTTGAGTATGACGCTACCTCTCAGTTTTCTGTCGCCCTATCTACTCTAGATCCTAATAGGTACCGCCTAACATGGACAGCTGGAACAGATCCCAACTTTAGAACAGCTAGAACAGTAAACGTAACTCCAGGTAGTTTAACTTTTACAACCCAATCTAATCAGACTGTAGTTGTTACACATACATCTGGCGCAGTTTTTTCAAACGTAGTCCCAGGAGATGATGTTTTCGTTCCAGGAGTCTCTACAGGCGATACTGGCCCCTTTAATACCCTAAACGAAGGTCACTGGGTTGTCCTAGCTGCTTCTAGTACTGAACTTACCATTGTTAGAGAAACGGGTACGGTCTTTTCAGGCTTTACCCAAACGGTAGTTATTACTAATAATTCTCAGTTCCAGGTGTTCTCTTCAGATGGTGTCCAGGTTGATGATGTAATAATGCTCATAAGTGGGTTTTACCCATCACTTCTACATAGCTATGAAATATTAGAAGTAACGGCCAAGTTTATTGAGTTTACTTCAAGCGCTCCGCTACCCAGTCAGACTGTAATCCCTGGTGACGGTTCTATTGTCGTTTTTGACCAGGCTAAACGCTGGATCTACATAGAAACCAACCAAGAGGTAAAGCTTACGATTAATAATGTAGACCTACCTCCTGTTATACCATTCTTGGCAGGAGACGAGGGAAAGGTCGGACCTTGGATGTCGTCTTCTATTATTTATTCTATGGCTATTACCAATAACTCAACACAACAGGCCCGCGTTAGGGTCATCTCGGTAGAATAATGGTAAAAAAGAAGAACGACAATAAGCTAAACTTTGTTTATGGCATTACGCCTGAGGAGGATGCTTATTATAAGTCTGTAGTAAAGGTAAAAGGTGACAATTCCCTCACCAAGTCTATTCTAAATGTTCTAGATGGGCCAGATAGCTCTGTCGAGCGCTTAGCCTTTGAGACAGATCCTACAGCTTTCAATACTTATGCGGGGATCTATAAGCAGAAGATGCGTCTTTTGCCCGATTCTGTTCTAAAAAGAATTGCTATCCAGGATTCTCTTGTATCTAATATAGTAAGGGCGAGACAAAACCATGTCTCAGCCTTTGGTCGTCCAAGACCTGATAGGTTCAGTACTGGTTACATCATTCGACCTAACGCAGGGGTTACTGACGGTCTGTCAGAGGAAGAGAAGGTTGATTTAGCTAAGAGGATCCAGAGAGCTATAAAGCTGTTTGGCACTTGCGGCTATACAGAGGGCGTCAAAGAACATCATCAAAAAACTTTTTCCGAATATCTGTCGTTAGTAACAAGGGATACGCAGGTAGTTGGCCGTCTGGCCACTGAAATTGTTCATAAGTCGGAAATGGGGGAGCAAAAGTTTCACTATTTCTGCCATACGGATGCTGGAACGATTTACCCCGCCGCCACCGATAATGAGCAAGCGAAGCAAGCTATCCGCGATGAAGCGTTTAACTTGATACAGCAGGTTACTGGACGCAAAGACCTGCAAAGAGAGAACTGGAACAGAGATAGCGAGTACGTTTGGGTACAGGTTATTGACGGTAGGCCGTTTGAGGTTTTTACCAACAAGGAAATGAAGTGCTCTAACTTCTACCCTGTTGGTAACGTAGAGCTTGATGGGTTTCCTGTAACTCCAATTGATACTGTTATTAGCGCAGTAACAACGCACCTCAACATCACTACCCATAATAAGGTTTATTTTCAATCAGGCAGAGCCACTAGAGGCATGCTTGTTATCAAGTCTGATGACGTAAACCCTACGTTAATTCATAACATAAAGCAGAGCTTTAACGCAAATATTAACGGAAGCTCTGCAGCGTGGCGTATGCCGGTGTT